CTATCAAGAGAATCGAAAGTTGGCAAAAGATTTTGCTGAAATTGTCTTGCCGATTGTGGCCGAGATAGAAGCAAAAGGGGCAACCACTTTGGTTGAAATTGCACATCGTTTGAATGAACGCAATATCCCCAGTAGGCGAGGGGGTATTTGGCATGCTTCCTCAGTTCGTAATTTATTAAAAAGGAGAAAATAAAAATAATAATAGATGCTTTTTTTGTCAAAAAGAATAATCTATTATGTTCATGTATTTATTTTAATTTTTATGGAGAGAATAAAAATGAAAAATATTTCTGACCATGAGTTCTTTATGCGTCAACACACTTCCGTTGGATCAAAACGTTTGACGATCCCATTGGAAGAAAAAGAGCATATAGCGAACACCATAGAAGTCTTGGAATACTGTTTGGGGCAACTTAAACAAATTTCTAAGCAGAGAGTTCCCCTTTATCTTCGGTTACTTCATGCTCGTATGGTAATTGCAGATTGCAGTTATTCATTAAAGTCAAAGGCTAATCGTGACACCAAAGAGGGAAACCATTACAAGGGGGCCGTTTAACTGCTAAGAGTCAGTCAGTTTATGGCTATTAATACTTATAACTTAATTACATATATAGGAGAGACAAATACGATGAAAAAACGTACTTACTATAAAGTGTCAAAAGTGGTTGATTTTGCTAGATACCAAGATTCCATATTTAGTAGTAAAAACCTGTTTGATACACTATGGCTAGCCTTATTTGGTTCGCATAATATATACCAAGTTAAAAGTGCCTACGTTACTAGGCGGATTAACTATTCTAGATATATTAAACCAAGTAAATTAACTAAATTTACTAAATCAATTAAAGCTAATTTATCAACCCTTGAAATTGCAGGTTCCTTAACTGGATTTGCAGTTTTACTTTATTTCACACTGTAACAGTGCGATATATAAGACCCTTCCTGGTGGGCGAGGAAGTAAAACCTATACCCGTTAATTCCATCATTAGTTGTACTAGGGAATTTGACGGCTACACCTACATTAAAACAACAATTAGACCAAAACCCTTTGTAACCACATTAACTAATGATGAGGTTATGAGCATGAAATACGGAGAGAATGATGGATAACTTAAATAATGAATTAGACAAAGAACAAGTTGTAAAACTTGAATCTAAATTAGTAGAGCTTGAATCTAAATTAGTAGAGCTTGAATCTAAATTAGTAGAGGAAGAAAACAAAAAAGTTAAGTTTTTAACCAGAAGAGAAGTCTTAGAGATAACAGGTAAAAGCAACCCTACCCTCTGGCGATGGACTAAAGCAGGAACTTTCCCTAAGCCTTACAAGCTTGGAGAAAGTTCAGTGGGTTGGAAAGATAACGAAATACATGAATGGATAGGCACAAGACCACACGCAGAAACCGGGGGATTAAAAAATGGTAGGTAAGAAAACTAAAGACGATATGGCTTCTTGCTCTATCCTTCCTGGTATTGCAGGGATTGTTCCTTACGAAAACATGAGCAGAGCCAACGTATTGAGTAGGACCATAAGGGCAAAAGACGGAGAGAATGTGAGAGACGAATTTGATCCTAACCCTGCTACTAAGATGGCTATGGAGTTGGGAGATTTGTTTGAAAATGTCATTTTAGAACGTTGTGTGTCCACTTTGGGCCTACTTATGCCCGACTTTGACGTGGATTTCGCCGTACAGCACGAAGAAATACCGCTTCAAGGCTCAATGGACGGATTTGCCTTCGCAGGAGATAAACTTCGCATAGAACACGATCCCGCTAATGGCATTTATGTCATGGGGTCTAATCTAGCTGAAATGTCGGGTAAGGTTATTTTGGAATGTAAAGTAACGAGGGATTATCCGGAAGAAGAACCGAAGCTCTATCGTGGACCCATGCAACTGCAAGGCTTAATGGATATAGAAAAGGCAGACTGGGGTGTTTTATGTGTACTCTATCAGTCCACCACGTTAAGAATGTTCATTTATCATCGAGACGAAGTGATGGTTAAGGAAATTCATAAATTGGTTAAAGACTTTGATCGTAGAGTTAAAAACAAAGACCCTTATCCACCCGTTAATCCAGATGAAGCATTAACTATTTGGCAACAGGCAGAAGTTGATGCTGAACCCGTTGAGTTACCCGAAGAAGCCGAAGATCAAATTGAATTGATTGAACTGGCTACTGAATCCATTAGTAAATGGACGGATATTAAAAAGGAAGCAACGGCTAAACTAATGGCTATGATGGAAGAAAATCCTTATGGGGAATTGTGGAAGGACAGACAGGGAGAAAAGGTCTGTTATCAAGTCAGATGGCCCATGAGACACTACAAGGCCCAAGAGGAAAAAGTAGTCCCTGCAAAAGAAGCCTATTCTATTCGTCAAAAGACTTTAAATATCAAAGAGGTGGTTTATGAAGATTCTGAATAAAATACCAGAACGATCTAAATATGCCGAATATATGAAAGTCTTAGAACCAGGCAAGGCAATAGCTGATCTGGATTACAAGACCGCCAAGGGATTGCGTTTGTTCTTATATAAAAACAACTGTAAACCCACTATAAAAAAACAGGAAAACGGCTTATATACAGTTGGGTTGGTTTTTAGATATTAAAGTTAGGAAGGGAAGGGGCAACCACTATAGATAGGATTTTATTTATTCTTGGAGAGAATGATAGTTGCCCCAAATTCCTTATTAACGATAAGTGCCATTTAGAAAAAAGCAACTATTCTTCAATCGGCTTCAATATCGGAGCATTATTCAATTCTTCTAGGGTCTTTTGTAACGACTCAAATTCTTCTTCTTTGGTGGGTGGTTCTTCAAACGTATAGTGTCTTTGATTACCCGTATTTGGCTTAAATAAACAAATCTTTTCTGGATAAAACACCAAAGCAAAAATATCGTTTCTGGATTTGTAATACTGTTCGGTTCTTTGAGGTCTGTTGGCATGAAAACGATATCTTAAACCACCTTTTGTTTCAGTTTGGGAGACTGTTTTAACTTGTACTTTGTAGAGTCGATTGTTGTGGTCCAGAATAAGATCGTATGGGGTTGTGTGTGAGCATTTGGTTACAAAATCACAATACTCAATAAGGAACGTCTCAACGTATGCTTCGCCGAGACTGCCTAACCTTGAATTATGGTTATTTAATTGATCTGATTTGGTTGCCACGATTCCTGACCCGCAGTTTCCAATAATTGAGCATTATAAATAGCACGTTCTCCAACCTGTTTTGCGTATCTGGAATCAAGCAGTTCTTCTCCTGCTTCTTCCCAATTTTCTTCTTCAATGGCTTTAAACATTTTCTTGAAATTAAGAAGAGTCGGCAGACCCAGGTTAAAACACATATCAGCTAATACCAGTTGAGCCTTTATGGGCAGATCGGGATAGTAGTCCAGGGCATTTTCCAATTCTTCAATTACTCGATTGATGTCATTGGTTAATAAATACATCGCTTCTTCGGTGGTTATGCCGTTATCTTCAATGTTACGGCCAACTCCTAAAGTTAGTTTTCCCTGGGTACACTTATAAGGGTTAAGTCTTAGACCTTCCCTAGCGATTAAATGTGCTTTTAAGGCTTCTATCATTTATCGAATTTACTCTTAACCCATTCGATTCCATCGTCAATAATGTGGAACCAATGACGATAAACGAATAACCCTAAAGCAAATCCGAGTAGTATTAAAAAGAAATTTTCCATGTTATTTCCTCGCTATTATTAAAATCATTAAAATTAAAATCATAAAAAATAAAATAACTTCGTTCATTTGATCCTAGCTACTTTATTAATTTTTTCGTAGCTTCTCATTGAACCGAGTCCGAGCATTCCAAGTAAAATAGGTGTTAAAACAGTAAGATCGGGTTCTCCTAAATCAGCTTCAATCCCACAAGCCTTTAAAATCATCACGATAAAATCTCTAATGGCTATTTGATAAATAAATAAACCTGTAAGCGACCAACCCAGGAAGGGTCGCCACCCACTAACAAACAAACTAGGGTGTTTTGCTTCTTCTAAATTAACAGCGATTTGAGCCAAATTAGAGTCGTGAAAAGCCATGTTGAGTTCATGGTCTAATTTAGCTTTTAAGTCTTTGTCC